AACCCGTTTGTTTGCTAATCCAGCATGGCTCTGCGCCGATTGTTGCATCCAAGTTCGCCATCATACGAATTTGGTTGCCGTCTCCTGTGACGTTTCCGCCGATTTTAGTGTGAAGTGGGCGACCCATTCTACTTTCTCCTTTAAAAGGTTAAAAACTAAGAACTTTTAAGTTCTAAATCTATTTAGTCTATATTTTGACACAGACTTTCAATCACTATATACTTTGAGAATGGCAGATAACAAATTAGACATCTTCAGGGTGTTAGAACAAATCGACCGTAGAAACTATGACTTCTTTGACACGTTGAATGACGAGGAAAAGAAAGCATTCGTTCCCTTTATTGTCGCTAGATGGATGTCCGGTGCAACTGACCAAGGTGGTTTGCATGGATATTATCTAACTGTCACTAACGAAATGGTGAATAAAGACTTATGGTCACTCACTAAGCACCCGGAGTTGCTATGGAAGTTGATGGCGTGCTGTGGCGCGGGTCAAAAGAAAAGACACCAATGGATTAAAGGTCCAACTAGAAAGTCTGCCTCGAAAATCAACAAAGTCTTAAAAGAACATTTCATGTTTGCAAATGAGAAAGAGCTTGATTTGATTAAACGAGAAATGGGCACCGATGGATTCAAGCAATTCCTAATTGATCTGGCATACCCTGAAAAAGAAGAAAAAGAATTAGTGAAACAGTTCAAGAAGGAGATGAAGAATGGCTAGAGAAGACATATCAACAGCCGCTATGCTATATCATGCGGTCTATCCGGGTCGTAACTTCTACCAACAATCCAGATACAGGCAGGAATTGTGGGAAAACGGTGCCCGTAATCTAATTGACCAAGGTATCGTTAAAGAAAGTCGGAGAGAACGAATTTGAAGTGTGAGTTCTGCAATAAAGAATTCAAACAGGCTACACGTTTCGAAAGGCATATTTGCGAAAAGAAAAGGCGGTTTCTAAACAAAGATACTCGAACTGGACAGTTGGCTTTTGAAATGTTTAACAAGTTCAATCGCCATCATCACATCAAACCAAAAGAACCGTTTAAGAAGTTTTTGACTTCAAAACACTACCGGGCATTCGAGACACTTGCGAAGTTTTTTATGCAGGTTAAACCCTTGGATTCCAACGGCTATTTTGACTATTTGATTAAATCAAATGCTCCGTTCCGTAAATGGACATCCGAAGATTTTTATCAAGCATGGGTTCAAGAAAGAATTCTAACTGAACCGGCACCGGATGCGGTTGAACGGTCAATCGATACATTGCAAGAATACGCACAGGAAAATCAAATCCAGCTTGAAGAAGTGATTGATAAACTTTCAGGCAACCGACTAGCCCTTTGGTTACAAACCGGAAGACTGTCACCTTGGTATGTTATTTTATCTCCGCATACCCGGAAAATTTTAGACAAACTAGACATGGAGATGCTACAATCGTTAGACAAGATACTGAATCCACTGTATTGGCGGCTTCGTGTTCAGAAAGATCCTAGAACAACAGAAATCAAACAAGGTCTTCTAGAACTGAACTTATAAATAAGTTTGGAGGAAAGATGACAGATGACAACATTGTTCTCAGATCAGTCCGGAAAACGAATTAACATGGAAACGGTAAGTTTCCAAGAATTAGTTGACTTCCTGAGTGATTTTAATGCTTCTTCCATCGCCGTACAAAAAGACGCCAGACAATTATTCGAAACACATAACCGAGAGATACCAAATGAGTGACGGGTTCACAACCAAAAAAGTAATCAAAGAGCCCGAAAATCTTAATGAAGATTGGTCGATGTACGCTAAGCCTAAAAAAAGACCCCAGCAGCAGAATAACCAAGCGACTTCGGCTATTAAAGGTATTTCCAGCAAAGCGGTCTCGATCGAAATCGAAGGCAAGTCTGTTAATATTCCTTCAATGGAATATGTGAATGCGTTGGAAAAAGACAATACCGCACAAAGAGCTGAAATGGTTAAGCTGAAGAATCATATTCAAAGGCTAGCAAACGAAATTAGAAAATTACAATCCGTTCCTCCAATGATTGATGGAAATTCTTGGTTCAAATAAGAGACATACCCGACGTTGATATCGACGTTCAAGACCGCACACAGATCCTAAAAGAATTAGATCATGTGGTTGCGTCGATTCACCGTGAAAAGAAAATCGTCAAACATAACTCAGGTGTTTATTTTCAGGACATTCCAGTTGATGGAGTGACTGGTTGGGCTTCGCTCGACCATGAAAAAGCTGAAGAACTTGGTTATGTGAAACTTGATTTACTTCATAACCACGTTTATACTGAAATCAAAGATCCGGAACACCTAAACCGTTTGGTTGAAACAGAACCGAACTGGGATCTATTAGAAATTCGTGAGGTGGTTGAAGAGTTATTCCAAATTCACAATCACTTTGATTTGGTTAAACGGGTAAAGCCTAAAACAATCGAAGAATTGGCAATGACTATTGCACTTGTCCGTCCAGGTAAACGTCATTTGGTTGATGAACCTTGGGAACGGATTAGAAAAGAAATATGGCTAAAGACTGATGATGTTTATTCATTTAAAATGTCTCATTCGTTTGCGTATGCGCAGGTCATTATGGTTCAAATGAATTTAATCATGGAGAAATTAAATGAAACCGAAACGTAAGGAAATTGTAGCGTTGTCTGCAATGCGAGACGAATTGTCAGAAATCATCAGTGGTGATATGACAGAAGAAGAACTTGCTGAAGAAAAAGAATTTACTGAAATGATTTTGAAAAAGGCGATTAAAGATGTCAGAAAAAACGAACCAGTAAAAACTGATTTAGATTTAGAATTGGAATTAATGACTATTCTAAAAGAAGAGATACAGAAAGAAATTCAAAGAGAAATTGACGAAGGTCAGTTTAAACTTGCTCGGCAGCAAGAACCGGAATCAAGACATGATATTTTGGGAATCAACAAATATAAAGAAAGTTTCGAAGATGGAAGACAAGTTTACGGGGTTAGAGGAATAGGACCTACCTATAATTCTTTTTATCGGTATTGGTTTCAGAATATCGAACCAGTTTGGGAATCCCACGATTGGCCTTGGCATTATTTCACTCTAGAAAAAGAAGACGAAGAAGAACTTTTTAAAACATGGGGAAAGTTCTTCATGGAATAGAAGACGATTAATTCGAGTTCGCTTTCTTTCTTCTCGCTTCTAAGTTTACGCTTCTGCGTTTGATTCTCTTCTGAACCATATTCTGCAAACTGGTAACCGGACCCTGAAGGATCTTGAAGTCTTTGTTCGCAAAGTTTCGCAGCACATACCTAAATGGCTCGAAATCCTGTTTCAAGAAAATCGAAATAGGTAGCATGCGATTGGATTCCCACCACCATACCTCACCTAGTTCCAAAAAATGTTTCTTTTCTTCGGTTGTTCGTAGTTCATCTAATAGATACATTCCAATGAATTGCCTAGTTTGATTCAAAACAATGCCAACATGGTGTTCGTTTGTTTTAAAGACGCCTAGAGACAAAAATGGAAATCTAGCTTGTAATTGATTGAATTCGTTTGCCATGGTCCCTTTGAATAAATAATTAGTGTTCCATATATTTAATAGTCTAGAAACGAGTGCAAAATGAAAATTGACTTTTTTACCTACCGAAATGTTTTAGAATTGATGTACTCGACATCCGGACAGCTGGAGAATCTACCAATGGCATCGAGAAAACTTAAAATCTACCAAGGAGTGGCTTCTAGAATCTACGTCACTATCAAGAACAGTGACCGGAAAGTGATTCCGGCTGCAGGAAAATTATTCACTGCTTATATCGTTTCAGAAGAAACTGAAGAGTTGGTATTGCAGCGTCAGTTGGATGAAATTGACGCAGCAGCAGGTGAATGGGAAATGACTCTGCTTGAAGGCGAAACCGGGGAATGGCGACCAGGAAGATATCGCATGGTGGTTACAATCCAAGACGAGAACGGTGATGAGTATAATCTGTATTCTGACCTAGCGTATAACGCCGTGGCTGAGTTGCATCTAACTGACAACGCTATGGCTCCATTCAAAGCAGCAACAACCGTTGGTGGTTGGCAGGAAAGAATAGAAGTTTTCTATTCATCAGCTTACCCTGGTGATGCACAAGAAGGACGACATGACGGTCTCCACACAATCGCTCTTTACCTAACAGATTTCACTGGACGTTTCTGGATTCAAGCGTCACTAGAAAATACTCCACCTTCCTCAGACGGTGACTGGTTCAATGTTGACATCAATAACGGAACACTTTATATTGACTACTCGGCAGAAACCGGAATTCAAAACATCGATTTCAATATCAATGCGCAATGGGTTCGCTTTGCATATGATCCAGATCCTTTGAACAACGGCACGGTCGATACTATTCTTTATCGGGTATAACGACAGCACATGGCTGGTAACACCAATCAACATAACCAGGTTATTGTTTTTCTCTCCTTAGTTTGTTAAATATATTTATATTGCACCTGCTAACAAAAAGAGGAGAAAGAAGATGAAAACGACAAAAGACTTTGTTGATAACGCAATTTACCCAAATGACTACGCTAGAATCGAAGCACAAGCCGCTGCACTGCGGTCCTTGGCAATCTCAGAAATGCTAGATTCCGCAAGAAAAGGAATCAAAGCTGGTTTCAGCCATGTGTTTTCTAAGTTGATGGATATGAACAGCAAGTATCGTCAGTCACAGGCGCTCTATTCTATGTCAGAACGTCAACTAAACGACATGGGAATTAACCGTGGTGACATTGAAAACATTCTCAATCCTGAGAGAATGGAAAAGACTCAAAAGAAAAGCTCATATTTCCTAGAAAACTTCTTGGAAGGTATGTTCGACCGTATGTCAAAAACTGCTTCTATGCGTTAAAAACTGCTTGACTCCTGTTCAACTCGGTGTTATATTATATGGACACTGAGGAACAGGAGTTGATATGTTCGACAAATTAAAACTTAATCATTGGATCCGACGTTCCGACAAAGCTGTCTATAATGCTTTGTCAGAGCTTCATGAACGTGATTTGTTGAAAGATCCGTTTCACTTGTCCTTGGCCAATTACCTGATCAAGAACGGCAAATTGACAGCGCGGCAACTCGCCGCTGTTCGTACCAACAATCAGTTCGAAAAGTATCACCGTGAACTGGTTAAGATCGCCGAAGAAAAAGCTGAACCAGAACTTGATCTAGGTCTCCAAAAAGAGATCATCAAGAACATGCGTTATGCGGGCATTGAAAAGGTAGAATGAAATGAATCCTAGATTTATGCAATGGGCGGAAACCACCGCTGAGGAAATA